CGAATCCCATCGCCTCCGCCATCTTTATACGACAAAGCCCTGATTATTCAGGGCTTTGTCGTTTCCGGCGTTCAAAGATCGAAGCGATTTCATAGAGGCGTTACAAAACTATTTGGTAACCGTTACAAAATTTTCCGGTTTCGCCTCCTTCTCCGGCGTCCTGCTGACCGTTAAAAATCCTTCATGAAACTCAGTGCTACGCTGACCTCATAACCGAGGATTTGCGATGCCAAACTCAGACCTGCTCCCTTCCCTGCTCTTCAAGATCAATGAAAACCAGCTCGCCTTGGAGGCCGCCATCCTGGAGCTTTCGAACTGGGTTGAGTAACGCGGTGCCGCCGAGGTCGCCGATAACGTCCGCGGAGCCTTGGACACCATCGATAAAAATGAAGAATTCATCAAGCTAACGCTCGCAGTGCTGATGACCCTGGAATGACTCCGGACCGGCGATAAGCGCCCATTTGCGAAGCGCTGCTATGGGTCGGCTACTGCTAACTCGACAGGCAGAAACTGGCCAAAAAGGCCAGTAACATCGCTAAAATTCAATGCGCTACGCTGAAAGGTCTGCTACCGATCGCGCATAGGCCGCCGTTGCAATTCCGATCAATGTGTTGCGCTCCGATCTATCAATAATCCCTCGGCATCGATACTCGTCAGCGAGCTTCAGCAACTCGTCATAGCGCTCTTCCGCATCCATCAAAATTTCGGAATCCGTCAACAGTTCGTGCCATTTGGCATAAGCCAGCATTTTCGCTTCGCTATACATGACCGCATACCTCTGTCGCCTTTTATTCAATAGAGGTCACCGGCGAAGGGTTGTTCACTGCGGTGGACATATGGCGTTGCTTTTGCCCCGATCGGCCCGCCATTTTTCTCGGAATTTTTTGTGAAGCCGCCCAGTCATTAGCTTATAAGAAGGTAAAAGGCGTAAAGCTACAGAACGATCCCGGCGACCTCACAATGAAGATCCGAGCTACAGTCATTTGCGAGAGAGATAGGCAGGTTTTGCTGGTTCGCAAGCCGGCGTCAAAATGGGCGTTGCCTGGCGGCAAAGTAGAGCTTGGCGAAGCCATTGTCGGAGCAGCTGCTCGAGAACTCCAAGAAGAAACGGGGCTTAACGCTGAACAGCTTCTGTACATGTTTGAGTTTGAAACGGATCGTACCCTTCACCACGTTTTTGAAGCCTTCGTCCTCCACGCCGAAAACGCTACACCTCAAAACGAGATTGCCGAGTGTTCCTGGCATTCGCTGAGCATGCTGCATGACCTGGACATTAGCGCTGCTACGCAAGCAATCCTGCGGTCATTCATACGTCGTCTTTGACCGCTGAAAAAGTGATTTCATTGCTCATTTTCAGTGCCAAATGATCGATTTTTTAAATAGAACCTTTTTGATAACCCCTGTCGATCCTACGGTCTGAATTGTAGAGAACCGCAACCGATGCTCATTTTAGGATTTGGGCGATCAGCTAAATGACAGGGATGATTTGAAGGTAGAACCGTCATGTCGAACTATTCAGCCGACCAGATTATTGCCTGCCGCCGCGTCGCAATGGAGCAAAACCAAAAGCTTTTCGAGGAGGCAAACGCCCTCAATCGGTCAGCACTTGACCTCCTGGAACGTAGTGACTTCGACAGTGAAATGTTTTTGGTTTATCTGCAGGTTAAAAAAAGGGCAGAAAACCGGTTTAGCGAAGCGCTAGAACATGCCATTTTACTGAATGAGCATTTCCCCTCCACCGAAGCTCCAAAATACCCACAGATGGAACAATCGGAAGTAAGAGCGGAAGAGCTGGTAAATCAGACTTAGCCAATCCATAGAGTAAAGCGACATGATTCGAGGCTAGGAACTTCTCTGCCATCGCAGGCAGCAACTGGCGTAGCTAGTCATTCACCGCTCACCTGAAAACATGGGGTAGTATGGCTGGACGGCACAACGATTTGACTGCAGCATTGCATTAAGGCCTTTGATCATGACGTCTTCCGTAAAGCGCTCCCCCAATGTCCCGCAGCGCAAGGAGCTGATACCTAGCACCTTGCCTTTTCCTGTGGTCGGCATCGGGGCTTCCGCTGGCGGCCTCCAGGCGGTTAAGTCATTTTTCGAGCACATGCCCAATGACAACGGCATGGCCTTTGTCATTATTTTTCACTTGTCGCCCGATTATCCCAGCCAAGTCGATCGGATCATTCAGGAAGTCACCAAAATGCCGGTGCGGCAGGTGACCGAGACTATCTCCATCGAAAAGAACACCGTGTATGTCATCTCGCCGGCGCACAACCTGATGATGAACGATGGTTATCTGTCGGTGGCGCCATCGGATCGGCCGCCCGGCATGCATGTGGCCATTGACCTGTTCTTCCGAGACCTGGCGGATGTGCACAAGGAACGTGCCTTCTGCCTGATACTGTCCGGCACTGGCTCTGACGGTGCGGTAGGGCTTTCACGGATCAAGGAACAAGGCGGCATCACCTTGGTGCAGACTCCGGAAGATGCCGAATACGATGGCATGCCCCGGGCTGCCATCAATACGCAGATGGTCGATCTGGTATTGCCCGTGGTGGAGATGCCGCAAAAACTGCTGGAGCTCTGGCGTAATTCGAAGTCCATCACACTACCGACCGCCAACGATCCGGAAATCAAGACCACCCCTCCTGCTTCCGAACGTGATGCCGCCTTGGCCGAGCAGCAACTGCAAGACATCTTGCTTCAGCTGCGCAATGGAACCGGTCACGATTTCAAACACTACAAGCGGGCCACCGTGCTGCGCCGCATCGAGCGTCGCCTGCAGGTGACCGCACAGCCGGATCTGGGCGCCTACTACGACTATCTACAAGCCCACCCCGAAGAAACCAAGGCGTTGCTGGGGGACATGCTGATCGGCGTGACCAATTTCTTTCGCGACCGCGAAGCCTTCGAAGCATTGGAACGCAATGTCATTCCCGATCTGGTTAAATCGTTGCAGGACACCCTGCCGCGCCGGGATGAAATCCGTGTCTGGTCAGCGGGCTGCTCTACTGGCGAAGAGGCCTACAGCTTGGCCATCCTGTTGACCGAGCAGATGACCCTGGAGTCCAGCCCGGCCAAGCTGCAGGTGTTTGCCACCGACATCGATGATCGCGCGATTGCCTTTGGTCGAAGTGGCGTCTATCCCGAGGCAATCATTACCGACGTTCCGCCGCCGCGCATGCGCCAATATTTCACCCTGGAAAACCATCATTACCGCGTGCGCAAGGAAATTCGCGAGAAAGTGCTGTTCGCCAAGCACAGCCTGTTGCTCGACCCGCCTTTCTCGCAACTCGACTTGATCGTCTGTCGTAACCTACTGATCTACCTCGACCGCGAGGTGCAGCGTGACATCATGCAGATGTTCCACTTTGCCTTGCGCCCGGGCGGTTACCTATTCCTCGGTTCCTCGGAATCCGCCGATGGCTGCCTGGATCTGTTTACGCCGGTGGACAAACGCAACCGCATCTTCCGCGCCAAGAGCGTGTCCAGCAGTCCCCGACGCGCACCCACCCTGCCGCGCGGTGGTTATGCACGTACCACTGTCGCCACCCGCCCCCTGCAACCAGCAGTGGCACGCAAGGTGTCGTTTGCCGACATCCACCTGCGGGCGCTGGACAAGGCCGCGCCGCCGAGTATCATCGTCGACGCCAGCGCCAACATACTGCACATGAGCGAAGGCGCCGGGCGTTTTCTGCGCTACGTGGCCGGCGAGATATCACGCAACCTGTTGACCCTGGCCCACCCGGATCTGCGTCTGGACATTCGCACCACGTTGTACCAAGTACAGCAGAGCGGACTGCCGGTCACCTCGCGCAAAATCCGCATCGAGCGTGAGCAGCGCAGTTACCTGGTCGACCTGAACGTGCATCCTTACAAGGATGACGAGACTGACAGCGAATACACCCTGGTGATCTTCGAGGAACGCGAGGTCGATCCTCAAGAGTTGCTCGATATCAGCGCCAGCCAGACCGAAAACCAGATGTTGGCCAACCTGGAGCATGAACTGCAGCGCACCAAGCTGCAGTTGCAGGAGACCGTCGAACAATCGGAAGTCTCCAGCGAAGAGCTCAAGGCCTCCAATGAAGAAATGCACGCTATCAACGAAGAACTGCGCTCAGCCACCGAAGAACTGGAAACCAGCAAGGAAGAATTGCAATCGATCAATGAAGAGCTGCTGACCGTTAATGCCGAACTCAAGGCTAAGGTCGAAGAAACCGATAAGGTTAACGACTACCTGACCAACCTGATTGCCTCCACCGACATTGCCACCGTGTTTGTCGATCGCAACATGCGCATCCGCTGGTTTACCCCACGGGCCACCGAGATCTTCAGCATGTTGCCGGTCGACACCGGGCGCTCGCTAATGGACATCACCCACCGCCTGGACTACCCGGAGATAGCCGAGGATGCGGCAACAGTCTTCGAGTCGCTGAACATGATCGAGCGCGAAGTCTGCAGCAGCGACCAGCGCTGGTACATCGCCCGTCTATTGCCTTACCGCTCCAGCGAGGATCACATCGACGGCACGGTGCTGACCTTCATCGATATCTCCAAGCGCCGTGCCGCCGAGGAGGAGTTGCGCATCAGTGAAGAGCGCATGCGCCTGGTGGCCGAGAGCACCCATGACTTCGCCATTATTATCCTCGATGATAACGGCGTAATCACCGACTGGAACACCGGGGCCAAGTTGATTTTTGGCTACAGCAAAGAGGAAGTGCTCGGCGCCTATTACGACCTGATCTTCACACCGGAAGAACGCAGCTCAGGCGCACCGGAAATTGAGCTGTGCGCCGCGCGCGAACACGGTCGCGGTGAAGACGAACGCTGGCACCTACGTAAGGACGGCAGTCGTTTCTACTGTAGCGGTGAAGTCATCCGCCTGGAAGGCGAGAGCCTCAAAGGCTATGTGAAGATCGCTCGCGACCTCACCGGTCACAAGCGCCTGCAGGACGAACAAACTCAACGGCTGGCCGAAACCCAAACCAGCAGCCATCTCAAAGACGAGTTTTTCGCGGTGATGTCCCATGAGCTCAAGCACCCGCTCAACCTCATCCAACTCAATGCCGAACTGCTGCGTCGCCTGCCGATGACCAAAAGCGTCAGCCCGGCCATGAAGGCGGTCAATACCATTTGCGACGCGGTGTCGAGTCAGGCGCGGATCATCGACGACCTATTGGATGTTGCCCGGGTGCGCACTGGCAAACTCAAGCTGAAAAAACAGGCAGTGGATCTGGGACGGATTCTGCAGGACATCCACACGGTGGTGGTCAACGATCAACACCCTTGCGAAATCATCCTGCAGGTACCCCAGCCGCCGGAGCCACCGCTGGTGGTCGATGCTGATAGCACGCGCCTGGAACAGATCATCTGGAACCTGGTGAACAATGCCCTGAAGTTCACCCCCAAGGATGGTCGCATTGAGCTGATCGCCCGGCGCGTCGAGGATGTAGCGCAATTGGACGTCATCGACAGCGGCATTGGCCTTGAAGAGGATAACCTGCACAAGGTGTTCGACCTGTTCACCCAGGCGGAAAACCAGCATGCCACCCATCAGCGCGAGGGCCTGGGCATTGGCCTGTCACTGGTGCGGCAACTGGTGGAAGCCCACGGTGGCTCGGTGGATGTGCGCTCCGAAGGCATTGGCTGCGGTTGCACGTTCTCCATCCGCCTGCCGCTGTGCCACCCCCATCAAACTGCGCCTGATCAAGCCCAGAACGCGGCTGAATCCGGGCGCCTGCTTGGCCAGAAAGTGCTCTTGGTGGATGACTCTCGAGACGTGATGGAAGTGCTGCAAATGCTGCTGGAGATGGAGGACGCGCACGTGGAAGCTTTCAGCGATCCGCTACTGGCCCTGAAAGCTGCGAAAGAAGGCAACTACGACGTGATCATTTCCGACATTGGTATGCCAGTCATGGATGGCCACAAGCTGATCCAGGCCATTCGCCAGATCACCCATCACAAATACACTCCGGCCATTGCCCTTACGGGTTACGCCACCAGCATTGACCAGCAAAAAACCAGACAGTCGGGGTTCAACTACCACGTGAGCAAGCCGGTCGCCCATGATGAATTCATCGACATTATTGACGAGGCTTGCAAAACTCGGCCGTATTAACCCCGCGACGTCTTGCTCTGAGCGGTCATTTGCCATCGTCGAAGGGCTACTATTCGTCGACTAAAGCCCTTCAACTTCAGCGCATAACTTCACCCACGTATGACTGGCACGCGGCCAATGCAATCAGTCCTTGGTCGCCGGCGTCAGTGATGGCGACAATTCGTTGAGCATGCGCTGGGTCAAGTTCGGCTCTCGTGACTCCATGAACCACACCGCCGGCGCTGGTAGTGGCTGACACCCCAGCACCACCGGAGGAACCGGCGGCGAGTAGGACTGACAACCGCACATCAGCAGTGGCAAGGCGATCAGACAGGCGTTGTTGAGCTTTTTTTGCATCGGACAGTTCCTTGTGGTGGGTTTCATCGTTGGCCTGCAGGCGGTGCTCCAGGGCGCTGCGCTTGGCCTGCTCGATCACCAGTGCGGCCAGGGCATCCTTGGCGCGCTTGAGCGCCGCCTGATCGACCTTGCCGGCCTGCTCGGCCAGGGCCTTGCCATAACGCCAGTCTTGCACCTGCCAGGCGCCGCCAGCGGCTGCGCCGGCGATCGCCAGCAACACCAGGACCACCGCCCAGGGGCGCAGCGTCGGAGGAATCAGCTCGATCAGCTGCATAGCACCGCCTTGGCCTTGGCCCACAGCTCGCGACGCTCGGCCCGGCCATTGCCGCCGCCGTTGATCACGCTGCTGATGCCGTCGAACAACCCGAGGTCGGCCTTTTCGCTCAAGTTGCGATCCCACCAGAACCAGGCCGCCGACAGCGCCGCGTATTCCGCCTGCTCCAGCAGCTCGGGTTGCTCGACCAGGGGAACGCCCAGGGCCTTGCAGCACAGCCGATAGTTGTCGCGAAAGGTGATGCCGATCAAGCCGCGCGCGCGGTACTTGTAGCCGTCGCCGGACGCCTCGGGGCCGTTACCGTAACGCCCGCCATACACCCGGTTGGCCAGCTTTTCCGAATTGCGCAAATAACCCTGGGCAAACTCGACCTCGGCCGGATCGACGCGGCCGTTATGGTTGAGGTCAAAGCCATACTTGAACAACTGCGCGACCCGCTCGGCGTCCTTGTAATACAGGCTTTCCGACAGCTTGGTCAGCTGCGCCGACTCGTGGCCGATCTGCGCCAGAAACGCCGCCTGGCGCGCCCGGGTGTTGATGTCGAAACGGGCCATGGCGCGATTCAGCGCCGGCAGGAACGCACCGACCACCGGCCGGCAGTTGGGCAGGATGGCCAGCAGGTGTTGTTGGGTCAGCGGGGGGTAAGCCATTGCATAAACTCCAGGCGTAAAAAAACCGCCCGTGGGCGGTCAGAGGGATAGGGATTACAGCGGGGAAACGACTCTCAGCGGCGCGGCGGGCTTCTTGCCCTTGGCCTTGGCCTTGCCCTGCTTGCCACCGTTGCATTCAACGGTGGTCGACCAGCCGGACTGGGTGAATACCTGTTCCAGGGAATCGACCAGGTACTCACCATCGAGCCCGACCTTGAACCCCGAGGCGTTAATCACCCGCTCGGCGAACAGGTCGGTACGCCCGGGCATTTCCAGGCGCACGGCGGCGGTCGAGCGGTTGAACGCGGCCAGGCGCGCCTTGACCGCCTGCTCGGCGGCGGTCTTGTTCGGGTGAATATGCCGATCGGTATGCACCGGTGGCAGGCCGTCCGGCGCATCGGCATTGCTCAGGCTGACCACCGTCAGTTTGCCGGTGGCCTTGTCCTGGAACTGCGCATTGACCGCCTTGTGGGTCGAGCGATCGCCGAGGCGGAATGAAAAGCGGCTGACGTCGGCCCGGGTGATGGTCACGACACCCAAAGCCTTGCCGCTGGCCGTGACGCCACCTTGACGCGGCATGACCAGCAACTTGCCGTCCGCCACCTTGGCCGTGCAATCGTGCTGCCTGGCCAGCCGGGTGATGAAATTAAAATCCGACTCGCCGAGCTGGTCAGCCCGGGGCACGATCGTGCCCACGCTACAGACCGGCTCCCAGCCGTTGCGCCGGGCGACGGTGGCCACGATGGTGGCCAGACTGACGTTTTCCCAACTGCCGCTGCGCGTGGTCTTGCCACTGCCGCGCATGTCGCTGGCCTTGCCCCGGATCACCAGGGTATCCGGTGGGCCGGACAGCTCGATCTCGTCGACCGTGTAACGCCCCAGGCGCACCAGGCTGGTTTCGGCATAGCCCAAATAGATTTCGATACTGGCCCCGCGCTCGGGCAGCGACACGGCGCCGTCCCGGTCATCAATGCGCAATTCGAATTCGTCCGACTCCATGCCGGGCTTGTCCAGGGTGCGCAGCAACAGCAGGCGGTCGTTGATCAGGCGGGTGATGTCGCTGCCGTTGGCAACGATACGAAACAGTGGGGTCATGGTGGCTCCAACAAAAAGCCCCGCACTTAGGCGGGGCTCGGGGAAATTTCAACAGGCCGTTACGCGTAACGCTCAGCTCCACAACTGGATCACCTGGTCAGCGCTGGCCCGGGCCAGCTCAGGCAGCACGATCAGCAGCCCGCCGCGATACGGCTGGACCTCGACCGACAACCCGGGGTTGGCCGCCAGGACCGCCTCGACGCTGCCGTCCAGGTGGCCGTAATAGTTGTGACAGAGGGTAAACAGCACGTCCCCGTCAGTGGTTCTGCAAGTCCTCGCCATAGCGGACAAACTCCAGGGTAAAGGCTTGTTTGCGCGGGATACCGCCCTGCAACAGGGCGCTTTGTTCTTCCTCGATGTTGGTCAGACACCAATCGCCCAGGACCAGCCCATAACCGGTGGTCAACCCCAGCGGCAGCAACTGGTTGCCGATGCTGCGCAAGGTGTCCAGCTGCTTGAGCCCGCCCTTGTGCCCGGGAAAGATCGCGCCCTTGAGGGTCATTTTCTCATCGCCGATGCCGACCGCCTGCTGCGCCTGGCGCCGCGTCAGCCGCTCCTGGCTGGCCCAGCGGAACGCGCTTTGCCGGCGCAGCTCGTCAAAGGCGGCCGTGTCCAGGTTGAAGTAATACGGCTGCGCGCTGGTCTTGTGCGGCTGAAGAATCAACAGGTGCGGAAACGCCTTGATCGCCTCCACCGCCGGCGTCTGGTCCGGGGCAAACACGCTGGTGGGCAGGATGTCGCCCAGCGCCGGATTGAGTTTGCCGGCGATCTGGTTGATCGCGCTTTTGGCCCGCGCCGCCTGCGCACCCAACACACCTAAGCGCTCATCGATCTGCGACACGGCGCGCGTGGCCTGGTTGTAGACCGCCACCACCTTGCCGACATTGGCCTGGGCGGTGTTGATGCCACGCATGACCCGTTGCAGCTTCTCACCGACGATCGGCCCCACGATCGGCAGGCTCTCCAGCTCCGACGCGGCGCCGGTGATTTCGCCGATCGCGCCATTGACCGGCCCCAGCATGCCGTCCAGGCTGCGCCGCCCCGCTTCACCGGCGGTCGCCAGATAACCGAGGGTGCTTTGCAGCTGCTCCATGTAGGCCATGGCACCTCCTTACCCAATATGCGGGCTGTCGTACAGTTGGCGAGCATTGGCCCGGCGGGCCGAGTCTTCCAGCTCCCGCGAAAAGTCGCGGAACCGGTTTTGCATCATCGCATCCAGCTGGCGGGTCAACTCCGCCGGGTCCTTTACATCACCCTCGATCGTGATCGGCATATGCGGGGCAAAGGTGATTTTCTGCTCGATCGCGGCCGGCTGGATCTCCGGCTTGAGCAACAGCGGCGACGGCGGTAGCGGCGGACCCGTCGGTGCCGTCATCGAGCGCACGACATCCCCCGGCGCCGACTCACTGCCAAACAGCGACTTGGCCAGCGTCGACTTGCCCAGCATCGCCCCCAGCGATTCGCCCCCCATCGCGCCCAGCATGGCGCCGACCATGCCGCCCACCGCCGTGCCGAGGATGGGCACCACCGAACCGATCGCCGCGCCGGCGGCCGCACCGGCCATGGTCCCCGCCAGGCCGCCGGCGGCGGCGCCGTAGCCTTCGCCCTTCTCGTCGTCGGTCTTGGCCGTGGTGTATGTCTCAAAGACCTTGACGCCCGCCTCGATCACCGTTTCACCCGGGAGCGCCTTGCCCAGCTTGCCCAGCTTGCTCACCGTCCCGACCACATCCCGCAAGCCCAACCCGGCGGACGACGACGGCGCCGCCGGTGATGGTGCCGGTGGTGGTGCCGGTTGCGGTGGTGCCGGTCGCGGTACCGGTCGCGGTGGCACCCCGGGGCGGCGTGACCGACGCGGCGCGCGACGACTGTCGCCCCCCGCACCCGGCCCGCCGAAGTCCCCGGCGTTGACCACAAAGACCTTTTGAATGGGCGCGGCAGGGACGCCCGGCTTGCCCCCGCCCGGGGCATCGGGCACTGTCCGGCCGGGATCCACCGGATCACGGCGTCGGCCGGCTGGCGACTCCGGCGCATCGGCGTCCGGGGCCCCGCCGTCACGCGCGCCCAGCCGACCCCGGGCGACATTGAGCACCCCCCGGCCGATCTTGATGGTTTTCAGCACCGTCATGGCCGCCAGCGCACTGGCGCCCAGGCCGGTCAGCCCCATGACCACCATCGGCGATGCATCGCTGATGCTGGTAATGCCCTTGGCCGCCGAGGCCAACCCGCTGGCCAGCGCGTCGGTGGCCGGGCGAATCGCATCACCCACGCTGCGCAACGCCTCATTGCCCGCTTGCAACGCCTCGCTCCACTTCTGTGACGAGGTATCGCGGCGCTCGGCCAGGTTCTTGTCGAGAATCCCCGAGGCGCTGCCGGCTTTCGATTTCAGTTCGTCATACAGCGCCTTGTTTTGCACATAGGCCGCCAGCGCCGACTTGACCTGCATATCCGCGAAAATGTCGCCGGTGCGCAACATCTGCTCCAGGCTATTGAGCATTTCCTTGGCTTTGGCCGGGTCGGTTTCCTGGTTGATCTTGGCCGTCGCCTCGGCCATTGCCTGGGCCTTTTTTGGGTCCGTGGCTTCGACGTACTGCTTGGCCAGGCCAAAACTTGCCTCCAGCGTCGACATGCCGTTTTGAATGCCGTCGTTGAGCGACTTCTGGTAATCGATCCCCGCGTCTGCATACGACTTGACCACATCCCCGGAACCGATTTTCTCGATCCAGTTTTTCAGGTTATTGGCCGCCTCGTCGGCGGTGCCGGCGGTCTTCATCTGCACCTGGAGCATTGAGCCCAGTTGCGTCACCGCATCCATGCCAGTGATGCCCTGTTTCTGCATGCCGGCCAGCAATTCCGGGAACCAGCGCGCCATGTCGCTGGCCTCAAAGCTGCCCGCCTGGCCTTGGTAGGCCACCGCCTCCAGCGCCTTCTCCAATTGCTTGGGGTCGGTGATCTTGGCGTTGCTTTGCAGCGCGTAGATCATCTTGGCGGTGTCGACCCCGGTCGAGCCCTGGCCGATCACAAATTTGGCCGCCACCGGGGCGAACTCCAGCGCCTGGCGCAGCTCCATACCGGCGCCGACCAACTGGTTCACCACATCGGCCACGTCGTTGCGACCCATGCCGACGTCTTGCGAGGTCTGAATCACCCGGCGCGACACCTGCGCTTCCTGGTCGGTCCTGGCCACCCCGGCCTTGATCGCAATGTCCCGAATGATCGCCTGATAGTCCGCGCTGACCTTGGTCGGGATCGCCATCAACCCCATGCCAACCGAGGCCTGCGCAATGCCGTCGCGCAAGCCCTGCTTGCCCTGGTCAATCTGGTGGTGCCCCTTGGCCTGTAGTTCGGCGCTGCGCCCGCCCCGGCCCAGGCGATCGTATTCGCGCGCCAGGCGCCCGACCTCGACGCCCTCCTTGCGCAACACATTGAGGTTGTTTTCCAGGCGCTTTAACAGCGCCGAGGCGCCTTTTTCGCCCGCGTCATGGGCCTTTTTCCACGCATCCTGCAGGCGCATGGTCTCGCCGATACTGCTTTGCAGCACCCGCGCCTTTTTGCCCTTGTCGCTCAGCGACTTGACGCGGTTTTCCACGTCCCGGAATGCGGCGCCCACGGTCGAGCTGACCGCGCCGCCGATCACCAGGCCGAGCGCCATCTTGTTTGCCATAGGAATGCCCTGTTACGCGTAACGAAGGGAAAGGCTCAATCCGTGAGCCACCAAAGCATGCGGTCGAACCGCATGGCTTCGATTTCGCTGGCCGAGAAATGCGTCTCCCGGGCCAGCCGTTTGGCCACCGCCTTAATTGTCGTAGGGGTAAGGCTCATCATCTTCGACCAGGCGAAAATAGCCGGCCTGAATGCGGTTGTAGTCCACGATCGTCAGCGCCTCCATGTCCTTGGTGCCGGCGTCCGCCAACGAGGCAAACAGGATCACCTCGCGCTTTTCCGCATCGCCGCCGGATTGCAGGGTGGCGGCGCGCAAGTCGGCCACCGTGGGCGCGCGCAGGCTAACGCGCTGGACCTTCACCTGGTTGATCTCCGAAGCCTTGCGCAAGGTGATGTTTGCGCCCTCGTCGGTCAGTTCCAGCCAGCTTGGCAGTTTCTTGGTGGTCGTCATCGTCTTAGTCCTCAAATGCCCAGGGCGGCGCGTTCATCGGCCAGTTGATCCACGCCATCAATGACGCGCACGCAGTTGACCGGGTCGATTTCGAACATCACCCGGCCGTCAATTTCCAGCTTGTAATAGGTCACAGACACCGAGTATTTGAACTCGGCTTTTTCGCCCGCCTTCCAGTCCCCCGGATCGACCTCACGCAGGCCGCCACGCAGGGTGGCCACCACCGCCTTGGTCGCACCTTTCTGGCCCTTGAACGCGCCCCGGAAAGACGCGTTAAAGCCGGTCTGGTCGAAGGCGCCGAAGTGTTTCAGCACCTCGCGGCGCACGCCGTTGGTGGTAAAGCCGGCCTCCAGCTTTTCCAGACCCATATCCATGTCGATCGGCGCATCCATACCGCCGGCGCGGTATTCCTCGACCTTGACCGACAGCTTGGGCAAATTCAGGCTCGGTACATCGCCTTGCAGGCTGTTACCACCGACAAACATGTTGGTGTTGTGCAGTACTTCAGGAATCATGTGCGCGCCTCCTTAGGCTACGTCGAGAACTTCGGTCATCCACTGGTTGGTTACCTCGACTTCGAAAATCGGGTTTTCCGCCGGCGGCACATCAGAGAAACGAATCGACCAGACCACCTTGCCCTGTTCGATCTGGCTCGCGGTGTTGCGCTCGGGGTCGGCAAACACTTCGAAGTTGATCACCGCGCCCTGGGCCTTGAGGTCGCGCATAAAGGCGTTGAGGCCTTCGGTCACTTCCTTGATGTAAGTCTTGGTGATGCCCAGGTCGACCGCCCAACGGTGGCCCGCCTGAATCGCCGCCATGACCATGTCGACGGTGCGCACACGGGTGACAAACGACCATTTTTCATCGCTGGACAGGGTGCGGTTGCCCCACGCCCGATAACCGCCGTCGCGAATGATGGTGGTGATCTTGGCGTTGTTGAGGATGTTGGCCCGGCAGGACGGGTCGTTGTCCAGGTACTCCACGGCGCGGCCGGTGCCGGTGATGCCGGCGATTTCCTTGTTCGACGGCGACGACCAGAAGCCATAACGCGCATCGGTCTGCGCGAACAGTCCGGCCATCATGGCCGAGGCCGGCAGGATCTCTTCGGCGTCGGTGGTGGTGTTCCAGCGCTTGATGCCCGGATCGACCAAAAACAGGCGCTTGTTGCTCAGCTCGGTGGCGTAGGCAATCGCCGCCTCGTCGGTCGTGCCCGGGCCGTCGACGATACCGATCGCGCCCAGCTTGCCCACCAGTACACCCATGGCGGTGGCCACCGCCTCGGTCGCGCTGTGCTTGGGTGCCACGACCAGCCGCGGTTGCAGGTTGAACAGGCTTTTACCGTCCAGCAGGGCTTGCAGGCCGGTACGTTTGCCGTTCGCCTGGACGCCGCCGATCACCGCGCTGGTCAGCGCCGCCGCCTCGCCCGAGGACGTCACACCGACTGCCACAATGACCGCCGCCGCCTGATCAAAAATCGTCAGGGCGGCCTTGGTGATCGGCGAGTTAGCGCCAAACGCAGCCACCGCCTCGCGCGGGCTGGTCAGCAGCGTGGGCACGTTGTCCTGCACCAGCCCCAGCCCCGGGGTGAAGGTGTCGACCAGGCCGATGATCGACGACGACGGTAAGCTGATAATGCGGGCGCCGGACTCGACCAGGCTGGTCGTGACACCGTGAAAGAAGCCACTCATAAAAACGCTCTCCTAAGAAACGAAAAAACCGCCCAATTGGCGGTTGCGTGAAACGGGTATTGCCTGAATTACATCGGGGTCATGCGGTAGCCCACGGCGAGCCAGCGCACGCCGATGTTCTGCACGTTGTTGTTATATTCGGTGAAACTCAGGGTGAAGCCGCCGGTGGTCAAGGAGCCTTCGTTCAGGGCACACGTCACCGTCGCGGCCGCCACATTGCCGCCTGCATGCTGGGTAATCACCGGCAGGACAATAAAAGGCGCCGTATCAAAGCCCCAGGTGAAGCCAAACGGCACGTTCCACACCCCGCCGGGGGTGTCGCCCAGGTGCGCGACGCCCCACTGCACGAACAACCCGGTGTTTTTGTCCCACCAGAAACCATTGGCGCTGTGCCACAGCGCCGCCGGCGACGCGGCACCAATGTTCGCCCGGGCCGACGCCGCGTCCCAACCGCCGGTGCCACCGCGCCACAGCGGCAGTTGACCCGAGACCATGGCGCTGGCATCAAAGCCGGCCAACGTCAGCGCCACGTTGACGTCCGAAAGGCCACTGAGCCAGGCCCCGCCACTGGCGGCGCCGGAAAAACTCAGGTAACGCCCGTTCAGCCACTGCGACGCGCTGGCCGCGTTGCCGGTGGTGTTGCGGGTCAGCGTGCCGGTGGTGATCTTGCTGGCATCGAGCGCCGGAATGTCCGCCGCCGTCAGGCCCATGCCCTCCACCACCAGGCCCTTGGCATTGACCCGGACCTTGCCGTAACTGCCGGCCGGCACGCCGCTGTTACCCAGCGTCATGTGGATATCGACGTTGCCCGAGCCATCAAACAGGCCATTGCCCGCCAGGTCGCCGCTGTAACTGATCTTGCGCGCGGTCTGCAACTTACTCGCCGTGCCGGCGTTCCCAGTGGTGTTGCGGTCCAGCGTGCCGCTGGTGATCTTGCTGGCATCGAGCGCCGGAATGTCCGCCGCCGCCAGGTTGGTCGCCGATTTCACTCGGCCTTTGTCATCGACCGTGACCTTGGTGTAAGTGCCACCGGCCACGCCGGTCTTGGACAGCGCCAGGGCGATGCTCAAAGGCGCCGAACCGTCGAACTGGCCCTGGCCCGTGGCGTCGCCCGTGAGCGCGATGGCGCGCGGCGTCTTCAGCTTGCGTGCGCTGGCCGCCTCGCCCTGGTCGATCGCCTCCTGCACCACGCCGAGGGTCGCCGTGACCGTGTTCGGGTCATTGATGATTTGCACGGTGGCCGTGCTGCTGACCTGGATCACCAGGCGAATCACCTGGGTGCGGCCGCTGCCCTGCTCGCGCACTGGCTTATAGGTGGCCGGGTAGCTGGCCACCGCGACCAACAGCCCAGCGTCGTCGTACAGGCCGACCTCGCGCACCCACCAGCCGCCCATCTCGGGCAACAAAATGCCCTCGGCGACAATCGCCGACTTTTCGCTCTGCGCCGTGAGTCGGTTCAAATTGAAACGGTATTTTTCGCCGATCAGCTTCTTTTGCAATTTCGACGGTAGCGGCGTGACCCCGTTGCCATCCCCGACCGCCATCTTGGGAATTTTCCACGGCGTGCCGTTGGCAATGGACTTGGCCAACTGCGCCGCGCCCACCTCCGTCAGCATCGCGATATAAATAATATCCTGCTCTGCCATACCTGCGCCTTGTCTTGAAGTCTGCGCCCCGCCATACCGGCCGGGCCTTGAATGGCTACGCCGGAAGCGGCGCGCCGTAGATGTTCGCCCCGGCCCCGTGGGTGCGGTACTGAATGTAAAGGCTCAGGCCGCGCAGGATCTCCCCCGCCCAAAAGCCGAAGAACATGCCGTTGTCGGTGCCCAGGCGCACGCCCGGCGACCAACTGCCATTCATGGCCTGGCCCGGTACCGGCGTGACCACGTAATGCTGCTGTAGCTCGCTGACACAGGCCTCAATCAGCACATCCAGCTCAGCCACCTGACTGCCCGCCAAACCCGCCATGCAGGCACCAGCCAGCCACAGGCCGGTCATATGCCCGGTGAAGTCGTCCGGCACCGGCTGCGGCACGCTGGCCATGGGAAAATCCGTGGGCAATACCCCGTCGTGCGCCTTCACAAACTGGATCAACCAGGTGATCCAGTTTTCCGCATAGGCGATCAACTTGGGCGGCACCGGCTTGCCCTGCTGCGCCAGCTCATACCAGGCGCGACAGGCGCCGAAAAAGGCTCGGGACTGGTAGCCGCTCCAGGCCGTACCGTCGCCCCAGTGGTGCATGGTCCAGGTGTCCGGGTCGCCGTACTTGAAGTTATCCCAGCGGTTCCACACGTAGGCCGAGGCGCCCGGGCCGAGCTGGCCGAACCGCTGCTGATACCACTGCTGCGAGTCGTACAGAAAATCGACCATGTTCTTCAGTTCGTTGACGTACTGGTCCAGCGGATCGACGCAGTAAATAAACGGGTACTGATAACCCGGGTAGGGCATGCCGTGCCAGGCGCCGATCTGGTCGGCACCCTCCGAATAGATGTTGGAAAACGGGATCACCCCGGGGCAATAGGCCAGCGAATCGTTGCGGTAATCGCGGATCGTGCAATCGCCCACCAGCGCCCGAAACTGCGCCTGGCCGCTGACCGTCAACCGATATTGCAGCGTGTAGCCGTCTTGCTCGGCAAAGGCCGGCGGCAGGTCATTGACGCAGTAATATTCAAAGGTCAGGTTGGTGTCCGAGTCATCCATAAGGATGCTGAAACCTTTGATTTCCGAGTACACCGGCGCCGAAGGGTTGGGTCGGCCGTTCTTGTCAGGCTGATAGCTCGACAGCTTACCGGCCGACTTCACGATCGGTAGGGTGACAAAGGCGCCCCCTGTCGGCGGCAGCATCCACCACCAGCGCCATTTGTTGTCATCGGCAAAGCGCAGATTGAAATAGCCGTCCGACCGATAGGTGATGCTGTGCATCGGCGCCTTTTCGCTGGCCAGCAGGTAATGCCCGATTTCGTACCATCCCGAATCATCCGGGAAAAACGACTTCACCACCGTGCCGGCGCGCCCTTCAAAAATCGCTGGTTCGTAACTCTCCACCGAAACGATACCGTCCGAACTCGACACCGCGCGCAGGTCGGCCATGACGTACTCGCTGCCGTCGTCCTTGGTCAGACGGGTGAACTGCGACAGCGGTATGTCGTGCGTCACCAGCTCGACGCTGGACACCGACTTGGGCAGCGCACAGCCGTACTTGATGCCACTGCCCTCGGCCTTGTCTTGGGAAATGGTCAACTCCACCTTGGCCGTCAGCGGGCCGTTGTTGATGTCGACGCCGCCGTAACAGGTGCGCACCAGCGAATTCGGGGTAATGCGAAACCACACCGATTGCTGCTCGACCGACACCTGGGCGGCCGCGTCGGTCTGCATCGTGATGTACCCCAGCGAGTCGCGGCCCAGCACCGGCGTGACCGTCTCCGGGTAGGTGAACTCATAGGAAATGCCATCGGTAAACGGCGTGCCCGCCGTCGTGCTCTGCCGAAAAAAGCGGTCGGTCGAGTCGATTTGTGTGTATTCGTGCGCGGTGAAGCGGCACGCGTCCATGGCCTTCTTGTAGCGACTTTCGCCGGTGATCCGCCACAGCAGATAACAGGCGTCCATGTACCACTCTTCACCGTCCGCCGCGTTGCCCATCTGATTGACGCTGCCCAGCAGCGGCACATGCAGCGGCCGGTTGTGCTGCACCGCGTTACGCGGGATCAGGTAGCCGCCGTGCTCGACTGGCTGCCGGGTCGCATAGTTGAACTTGTGCACGCCGTTGAGGCCGGTGTTTTTCAGTTGCACCCGGCCGCGCTCGGCCAGCGGGTGGCCCTCCGACAACACGTCGCCATCCCAGTTAATCTTTTGACCGGTCCAGGCAATGATCCAATCGACGTCATATTGCACGCCGTTCTGATCCCAATCCGTCGCGCCGTCCGGCTTCACGCCCTTGACGGTTGCGTTGATCGCGTCCCAGGCCAGCGCCCCGTCAAAGGCAAACGTGGCCTTGTCCAGGTACTCGCCCCAGTGCGGCGCGCCGTGCGGAATCGCCAGCGCGCCGTTGCTGAAAGTGAATGGCACGCCCTTGAAACCGCTGTGCGTGGGCTCGGCGGCGTTGATCGGCCAGTTGGCCAGCACCGGCTCCTTGGCGTTGACGATCCAATTGGCAATCCGTCGTTGCGGCGTGTCCGGGATCGGCTGGCCCGCGTAGAAATACGCCTCGTAGGCCTCCCAATACCACACAGCGGCCTCCAGATAACGCGGCTCGCGGGTGGCCAGGTAGGCATGCGCATAGCCGAGGATCTGCAAGGCCTGGCCCTCGGTGGTGCCGTCGCCGTTGGGCTGGTACTCCATTTGCGAATGCGCGATGAAATGCCGGTTGTTCGCCAGCACGCCTTGAGTGTTCTGCACGTAGTGCTGCACCGTGGCGTCGAGCGTGTCGCCGGTGTTGCGTTGCAGAAAGCGGTGGTGTCCCTCGATCATGCTCAGGGCATTGGCCAGCGTGGCTTTCTGGCTGGTCGCACGGCGACTGTTAAGCGGGACTTGAAACATTGAACCACCCCCCCTCATAAAGCCCGAGCCAATGCGCACCGTCCCAGGTGAACGTCACCAGGTCGGCCGCGCCGGTTTCATACGACAGCAGCGGCGGCCGATTGCCCGACCATTGAATGCCGGCCGGAAAGGTCACCTGGTTGGCCCCGGTGCCTTGCACCAGGCGCACGGTAAACGACCAGGTATAACCCGCCGGCACCGCCGTGTTGAGAAACGTCAGCGCGCAGTGCGGCTGATCCAGGGTCACGTCAAAGAACGACACCCCGGCGATGTAATTCACATCCAAGGCCCGCGCCGCGCCCGCCGACGCGATCGCCACACGGCGTGGCAGCAACAGCCCGCCCACCAGGTTGGTGATCATCCCCGACAGCGCCTGAAAGGTCGGAGCCGGTCCCGACTCGGTGTCGACGACCTCGCTGGCCGGCTTGTGCACGATGTCGTGCGCCACTTGCGCCGCCGCCTCCAGTAATTCAATGGCGGCGCGCTGGCGGTCTGAAAGTTCGCTCATGTAACCCTCATCAGTCCGGGTAATAGGTGGTGGCTGAAATAGTTCAGGTCGTTGCCCAGCATGATCAATTCAAGGTCGAGAAAGTCCCCCGCCATCAGCTCCGGCGACAGGATTTCGGCCTCATCGCCCGAGAACACCGCCGCGCCCAGGTGAAACACCCCGTTCGGGCTGTAGGTGATGCTCAGGCCCACCAGGTGCCGGCTGACCGGCTTGGTGTCGGTGATCATCCGTTCCAGCTCGGCAATGCCGCGATCGCTCAGGCCGGTATCGAGTAGCGCCAGGCCCAGGCTAAAGGTGCCCGGCGGCCCCATCGGTTCCAGTTGCCACCATTCGACAATCTCGATGATGTCGGCGAACGGTTCGACCACCTGGCGCAGCGCCGCAATCGTGCCCTTGCGCTTGTGAATTTCGAACGCGGCGCGCACCGCCTTGCGCTTGATGTCCTCTGACCATTCCGGGTCCCAGCGGTCCACGCTGCGCTCAATGGCCAGCCAGGGCAGCATGTTGGCCGAGCAATTTTCCGGCGACTTGGTGTCGCGCAGCACGTCCGCCAGCCCCGGGTTTTCCAGGCCCACTTGCGCCAGGGCCTGCTCCAGCGGCGTGCGGTTGGACGGCAACAGGCTGGCATCATTCATCGGTGCCCCCGATCGTCACCAGCGAGCGGATGCAGTTGGCCGCCTGGTGATCGGCGATCACCACATCCGCCGCCGGCTTGATCAACTCGACCCGCTGCACCCGCGACACATGCAACGCGGCATGGATCGCCGAGCGCCGAATGTCGCGACCCAAACGGCGTTGGGTGTTGATGTAGCGGTTTTTTGAGGCGTTGGCCTCGATCAGACTCAGTTCGTTTTCCGGCCCCGGGTACAGGTACAGCACCGCCTCAATTTCGTAATCGATCAGCTCGGCCGACTGCACAATCACCCGATCGCCGACCGGGCGGATGGTCTCGTCGCTCAGCGCGAGGCGGATATTGTTCAACAGGTCTTCGGTGGCCACGCCCCCGTTGAGCCGGTTGAGGATGCTCACCAGCACCGTGGCCGGGCTCGGGCTGCTGGCCTTGGCATCGGCCACCCGGCCATCGGCCGACAGCGCGTGAAACTCATAGGCGCCGCTCGGCCCCGCCACGGCCATGCCTTCGAAGGCCAGCAACACCCGTTCCATCAGCGAATCGTCTTCCTCGTACTGCGCCTCGATCGGCGGCACGGCCGTGGGGTCGGCCTCGATCACGGTCAAGCGCTTGACGTTGTAGTTGGCCGCCAGGTGATCCAGGTCGGTCCCCCGCGCATAGGCCACCAATTGCGCCTTGGCCGCGTCATTGATCCGGGCCCGGGTCATCAGCTTTTCATAGGCCGCACGCTCCAGCAGCTTGACCACTGGGTCCGACTCCAAATCGGCGTTCCAGTTGGCCCCCATCAGCCCGCGAAACTCAGTCAGCGCCTGCTGGTAATACTCTTCAAAGCTCAGCACCTCGATCACGGTCGGCGCCGGCAGGCTGGCCAGGTCCAGAGTGCTCATGCGTCCACCTCAGTCTCAATCTGCAAATCGTTGAAGGTGCCGCGCAAGCGAAAGCGCACCTGGCCATCCAGCACCGCGATCACCTGGATACTTTCCAGCGTCAGGCGTGTTTCCCAGCGCCCCAGGGCGCGGGCGGCCTCGGCCTGCACCGCGCTTTTCCAACCGGCGTTAACCGGCAGGTCGACGAAGCGGCGCACCTTGCTGCCGTACTCGGGCCGCATCACCCGCGAGCCCAGCGGCGTGCCGAGGATGTCGGCAATGGACTGGCGCAAGTGCTCGATGCCCGAGATTGGCAACCCCGTTTGGCGGTCCATTCCGATCATGGGTTTACTCCGGCAAGCGCTGGAAAGCCGGGTCGCTGTCGAGGAACGCCAGCGCCTCGGCGTCGGCACTGCTGACCGTGACCTTGCCGGCGGCCACCGCATGCGGCCGGCCGCTGTCCATGATCAGGGTCCGCGACGTAAACGCGGTGTCCTGGTAGGTGATCGGCCGGGGGCTTTGCGCCTCGGCCTTGGGTGGAGTGGGATTGGCCACAGTGTTCTCCAGGTAACAAAAAGCCCGCGCGCGGCGGGCTGGTTAAAGGGTTGCGTTTTAGTGCTGGTGGTTCGGCGTGTTGCCGGCGGTGTCGATGATCGAGCCGCCGCCGAGAATGTCCGCCGTTACGCGTAACGCGCCGTTGATCTTTACGTCACCGTAAATCGTCACGTCACCGTCCAGGGCGATCGCGCCGGACGTCACCACCACGGCGTCATCCGTCACGGTGGCGGCCGAACTGCCGACCGCAATTTCCACCGATCCGCTCGGCAGGACAATGCTGTAACGCTTGGCCTGCCAGTCATAGGTCAGTGAACCGCCATCGTCGAACAGCCAGCGCTCGACATGGTCGCGGCTGTCCGGCGCCGGTCCCGCATTGCCGTACAGCCCCGGCACAAAGGTGCCTTGTGACACGTCACCGCTGGCACTGATCAACGCGCCCTGCTCGTTCATGCTCGGCACTCGCCAGTGCCGCGCCTTGCCGGCGGCCAGGCTGTGCCAACGCACCCAGGCGCTGGTCCATTCGCCGTCCGAGACCCGACACACCGGCGGCACCGCCGCCAGGTCCAGGGCGACCACGTAGCACGGCTTGACCAGCCCGGCCAGCATGCGGTCATGCTCGGCGCCGGCGTAACTCATGTTTCCCCCGGCGCCACCAGCGGCGCGTCAGAATCAACCGCGCCAGGGTGAACGCCGAACAGCATCGAGCCGGGCGGCTCATCCTCCCAGGGCCATTCAAACTCGCCAAAGTGCACGACTTGAAACCACTCGACGACCCACACGCAGTATTGCGCCAACTCCGGCACCGAGCCGTCCGGCAGCACCTGGATATGCGTCGGTTCCTCCACAAAGTCCACGCCCCAATACTGCCCATCCAACACCACCGCCACGCGGCTGGCCAAAATGGCCGCCTGCAACGGCGCGCGCTTACGGGTCGCATCGACCAGCACCGCCGCCTGAAACCGGCACTTCAAGGCGGTTTTGCCCGTGCCGGTGGCCGGCGCCGGCGCGGCCCCGGTCATCGCAAACAACAGAGCCGGTTCGCCCATGTCCTGGCCCAACTCGGCATAGGCCTCGACATGTCTGAAGGCCGGTATGCGCGCCTTAAACTCGGCCTCAATGGCCTGATGCAAGGCCGTCAGCTCACTGACAGCGGCCTCATTGGATATCGTCTGTTCGCTCATTGTCCGCCCCCAGCACCAGGTCAACCATGCCCGCGCCATCCGGCTCAGGCCTGACCAGCTTGTAACGCCCGCCGCCGTCTTCGGGCGTCAGGTCGATGGTGATAAATGCCCCACGCACCACCTTGGCGGCATCCACCGCCCGCACCGTGAAAGTGGGCTCTTTGACCGGATCGGCATTGATCGTCGCGCCAAGGCGATTACCGCTCGCCTTGGCGCCGATCTGCGCCCCGAGGAAAGGCGACGCAAACGCGCCGCGAATCGTCGAGCCATCCGCCAGGGTGGCCTGATCGCCGAGGCGATCGACCAGCACCGAGTCCATCCGCGCCGCCCGCTCGCGAAAGCGATCAGCGCCCATCAGGGGATCAGCAATGCGGTGGCCACGTTGCTGACCATGTCGCTGGTCAACTTGCCGAACGGCACCGACCCAGCGGTGGCCGGCGCCACCAGCACTCCGTCCTTGACGTTGACCTTCTGCCCCGTCGTCAGCGCGCCGTTAGCCGCCACACGCCACTCACCACGGGTAAAGCCCACCAGCTTGGTGCCGGCCGGGCCACCACTGATCGGGACCAGCACCAGGTCATTGATCACCACCGGCACGCCGGCCACTGCGCCACCGGCCGGTGCGATAAAGTCCAGGGTCTCGCCGCTGCTTACACCATTTTTAGCCATGTACCATTTCTCCTGCCTACTGAAACAACAAGCCCCGCTCTAGGCGGGGCTCCGGGAATTGCTGCGCGGCTTAGGCGCCGTTCGACCTGTTCAGGCCGCGCGAATCCAGCGGCGCCACGCCGGCATCGATCCGCACCTTGGACGTCACACCGTCGATGGTGAAGCCCTGCTGCTGCTCCAGGTACGGCAGCTCGACACCGTCCAGGTACGCCACTTCGATGGTGTCGGTGCCCTTCTTGGCCGCCAGATACCAGGCGGTCGCCGACGCATCGTCCAGGCGCGGTTCGGCGATCACATCGGCAAAGTTGCGGATCGGGTTGTCGATGCCGGCATTGGTGTCGGCACCTGGCACCGAGGCCGAGCGGATCAATTGTTTGGCCTTGTCTTCCAGCGCCACCGGCACCAGCACGAAGGCTGGGCGGATGTTCAAGGTACGGGCCCGCTCTTTCGAGTCCTTATCAACCTGGCCTTTCTGCAAAGCCATGGCGGTCTTGGCCTTGCTCAGCGAATCGATCGACAGCGCCGAACCGGCACCGGTGAACAGGTTCTTGTGCGCCACGTCGAACAACGCCTTGCCGTCGCTCATCAGCGGGTTGTTGATCAGGGTGTCATACACCAAATCACCAATGGTGCCGCGTGCGGCCTCGCCCATGCGTCTTGGCACGGTGGTCAGCTGATCCAGGTCATCGTTGAGGATGGCCTGGCGGGTGATCGAGAACAGCTCACCGTAGGTCGCCAGGCGAATGGTTTCGCCACGGTCGCCGGTGGTGATGTACTTGTATTCAGCGCCCGGGCGCACTTCGCGCAGGCTGGTGAACTCGCCCATACCCACGCGCTTGGCGGTTTTGAAGTCGCTCAGGCGACCGGTTTTGGTCCACAGATGGAAGGTTTCGGCGGCTTCTTCCCAACCCTGCAACACCGACTTGGCGGCAATGTCGACCAGGATATTGCCAAAGTCGCTGGAATCATGGGTGAACGCCATGCCGACCATCTGCATCGGGGCCATCGAGCCGACCAAGATGCCGCGATCCGCCAACGACGCACGGGCCAGCTCGCGCAGACTCATGTGGTTATAGGCGTTATCCGCCTGGGCTTCGGCCTGGCCGGTTCGGCTGGCCAAGGACGCACGCACCGAGTCGCCCACCAGGTTGCCGTTGCTGACATGGCCGGGGTGACGCAGGCCAGGGCCGCCGGTCGGGGTAGTGTTGGCCCCCAGGGCCACCAGCAGCTTTTCGCGAGCGGTGGCCACGCTGCACTCCATGTCGTTGAGGCAGACATTCAGCAGCTCGGCATGGCCGGTGCCAAAACCACCAAACGCCGCGGTGATTTCGTTACGGCGGGTGGTGTTTTCCGCCATCACCTGCGCGCGGATTTGCTCCGGGGTCAGGGCCGAACCGCTGGGGGCCGGCGCGGGAGCGGGAGCCGGCGCAGGTGCAGGAGCAGGCGGGGTAACCGAACCGCGCGGGTTGAATTGAGCCTTGAACTCGGGGGGCATATTGGTGAACTCCTGAATGCGGTTGGAATTGATTTGGCCAAAGGCCGTGAGCGGATCGAGAACTTTGTCAGCGAAGCCGGCCGCCACCGCTTCGCTGCCAAACATCCAGGTTTCAGCATTGAGTAATGCGTAGATTTCTTCGGCGGTCTTGCCGGTCTTGGTCATATAGGCCTGGACCAACGAGCCCTCGACCTGATCGAGCAGCTCGGCATACTTGCGCATGTCATCGGCGTCACCGCCCTGAATGCCCCAGGGCTTGTGCACCATGATCGCGGCGTTTTCGGGAATGCTGATCAGGTCGCAGGCCATCAGTATCACGCTGCCCATGGACGCCGCCAGGCTGCCCACGGTGCCCTCTACGCGGGACGGGTGATGCTTGAGGATGTTGTAAATCGCCAGGCCGTCGAACACGTCGCCGCCGGGTGATTGCATGTACAGCTTGATAAGCGACACATCGCCAAGCGCCTTGAGGTCCTTGGCGAACTGCTTGGCGGTAATGCCCCAGGCGCCAATCTCGTCTTCAATGCGCAGCTCAGCGACACCGGCCGCCGCGCGCATGGAATACCAGCTTTCGCCCTGGGGCTTAGGCGCCGCTGTTGAGCCCCTGGGTCGCATGAGCGGCTTATTTTTTTTTCGTTTCATCGGGTTTGTTCTTCCCGTAGTACAGGTGATAGGCGTCCGAGCTGAAAACCAGCCCTTTTTCCCGGTTGGTTTGAATCTCCGCCGTGCGCGTGCGTTTAAGCTCCTGAGGGTTGCGCTGACGCGCCCGAGCCACCTCGGCCTCATCGGCGAAACCCGCCTCCACAAGAATTTTCCAGGCGTTGGCCTCATGCACCGGGTTGATCCAGGGCATCACCGGCCCCTGATAGATCGCGCCGTAAACGGTGCGCGGGTCGACGTCCCCCGGCACTTTCAGCACGCCGCTCACAATCGCGATCCGCAACCACTCGCGGTACACCCGGCGACACCAGTAGTCGATGAATTCGTGCTGCAACAGGTCGTAACCCAACTGCCCCTCGACCAGCTCCTGACGCTGCGCCGAATAGGTGCCGTCGTAGCTGCGGGCCACACTGGAATACGTGCCCCGGGTGCCGGCCGCCACCGCCTTGAGCTGACCGTTACGGAAGCCCTCCAGGAACGGGTTGGGCCGGTTGCTTTCGATCATGCCGACGTCTTCACCCGGCAACAGCGTGTCGACCACCACCCCGGGGGCCAGCGGAAAAGTCCGCTCCGGCGCCTGGGTCTTGGCGGGCACGAAGTCGTCCGGCGTGCCCTTCTTGATGTACATGGCCAGCGCGGCACTGATCCGCGCGGCCACTCGCTCGCTTTCCTCGTAATCCTTGATGTCCGCCAAACGAACCAACACCGCGTGCAACAACGGCTGGCCACGGTTCTGGCCAATCCGTTTGCGGTGCGCGATGTGAATCATCCGATCGGCCGGCACGGCCTTGGTATCGAGCGTCAGCCCGTAGCCCAGGCCATCGCCCGGATGTTGCTTGAGTAGGTGATAGGCCTTGGCCCGTCGCCAGCTATTGCGCTCGATGCCCTGGACAATGCCCTTGGCCAGGTCCGTGTAACTCCACGGCAGGTAATCGGGCTCCAGTAGCTCCAGGGCAAACGGCACCGCATGCAGGTGCTCATAGTTGGCCACTCTGCCGATCAGCATTTGCGCCAGGCCTTCACCGTCGCGTAACCAGGTGCGGCACATGAGGCGTTCCATTTGCGGCCGCGACAACTCGCCCGAGGTTTCCGGCGACAGCGACCACTCCGACCAGGCCGCCTTGATCGCGGCGGCAAAGTCCAGGTGCACATCGCCGGCATGCGTCAGCGGAATGGGCTCGACGGAAATGCCCGGGCCACCCACCACGCGTTCCTCCAGGCGATCAAACAACCCGGTAACAATGTCGTGATCCTCGTCCAGCTTGCGGCACTGCTCGCGCAGCGAAACCGCCGCTTTCTGTAACGACTTATTCGCACTGCCCGACTGTTTTTTAGCCTTGTGCGTGCGGGTCACGTCCGCCGCCTCAAACGCCTGAATCACATTGCGCGCCCGCAAGCGCTGGGCCACAGCACCGGGAAACACCGGCGCCAGGACCCGGTCGAGCAAATTCATGCGACTCATTCAAACGTCGCCAGGGAATAACCCGGGCGCCCCCCCGCGGCGGCATTCTGCTGTGCCGCCAGGCGGCGCTCCCATTCCAGCCGACCCGCCCGAATCTGCGGCAGGTCGGCCATCACCTGCTTGCGGCCGGCGAAAATAATTTCCTTGCCCTCCAGCACGGCCATTTCGGCCTCCAGATAGCGGTCGACCATCGCCTGTGCATTCACAGCCATGCGCCTTGTCCTGTAGTGATCCAGCCACCGGCAGGCGCCGGCTCAGCTGCGGGTTGAAGGTCCGCCGGTTCCGGCACGGGGGCCGGGGCGGGTGTCTCGATAGGCTCAGCGGCCGCTTGCGACTGCTCAATTTCCGATTGCTCGTCGTCGGGCTCATCGTCGGGCTGGGCGTAGTCTTGCGGCAGCCCCTTGGCCAGCTCGTCCAGGTCCAGACCGAAACGCTGCTGGCTGATTCGCAAGGCCGCGAGCACGTACACGAAGTTATCCAGGGCCTCGTTGCGCTTCTTGCTGGCATCCCAGCGGAACACCCGCCGCCCCTTAATCACGACCCACTTCTTGGTCTCCGACGTGAGCTGTTTCAGCTCGTCGTCATCGCAAATGTCGTCATTGAGCGGGAAGTGCACGCAGCCAGGCACCGGCTGGTCGCCGTTGGGCGGCAACTTCAGGCGGTTGTAAATCAGCTCTTTGGCGTTATCCGTGCCCACCTCGGTCAGGTAGGTTTTGCTTTTCTTCTCTTTCTTGCGCGGCATGTTGGCAATGGGCTTGCCGTAGGTGCTGGCCCCGAAAATCGGGATCACCCAATGCACGCCATGCTTGCGGCTCTCGGCCCGGACCTCATCGGAATAGTGGCCGCCGGCGTCCCAGCACCAACGCTCGACGCCCATAACCTGGCCATCGGCCCGCATGAACTGGCGATGCAGCTCAATGCCCACTTTGCGCCGCAACTCGACGCTGGCCGGGTCGCCGTACAAGATGAACCGGTGTACCAGCCAGCTTTCCTCACCAGCACCAAATGCCCAGACTCGGCCCTCATAGCGGTCGTCTTGGGTATCGACGGAACCGAACAGCGCCACGCCTCGGCCAGGCACCTGCGCGTGATACATCTCGCGACGATCGCGCAGCTGCTCCCAGCTGACTTTTTCCGACTGGTCTTCTTCCCACACCTCGCCCAGGGTGGTGTTGACGAAGGTCTTGAGCTTGCCCAGGTCCTTGCCGACTTCCAGCCGCTCGGCCGCAATGTCGACCCAGGTGGTGAACGTCGAATAGATCGTCCAGATATGAAATGTGACCGAGCGCGGGGTGTTGATCGGCTGATCATTCTTGCCGAACCACTCCATGCCGTTGCGGGTCCAGATGCCGGTGTAATCGCAGATATACCGGCCGGTGTTCGACGCCTCGACCATCTCGTGATATTCGAAAGTGCCGCCCTGGCAGTGCTCGCACAGATACCAGGCGCTTTCGACT